CGTCACCTATGGAAGTGGTGAGGGACCGGGATCCGGTGCGTTACCCAACCCAACTAGCCGCTGGTTTCCCCCGGCCTGACAGCCCCCTTTCAGGAGATCAAGATGAAGTCCGGAGAAGCGCTTGCTCGTATGGTCATGCGGTGTAAGCGGTCAAACAGGGCCATTTCTGGGGCTGCTATGTCGGGTGAAAGATGCCGGCCTCGCTCCGTCTCGTAAGGCGGGTCCAGGGCGGCTGGTCGTTTTCCCGACCGGATGGCCTTGCGGCCTGCCCGCATCCGCTTGAAGTTGAAAAGCGGCCGGTTCTCGGGTGATTACGGGCGATCACCGGCGCCACCTCGCGGTTTCCCGCCGCGAGGGTTTCCCGGCCGACAGCGTGACCAGCCGGTCGGGATCTGGATCAGGCGCCAGGGTTTTTGACCCAGGAGCGATAGTCCTGCCAGCCGGCACCGAATCGATGGGACACCCTCGTTTCGAAGCCGTCTGTATCGAAGCCAACGCGCCAAGCGAACTGCGGCCCTTCGTAGCCGGCGAGATGGGCATACTCGAGACCGGGTGTCAGGTTCGGGTCGGCGGCCAGATACCAGGCTCCACCGGCAATGCGGCGATCAACGACGAGTTGGAGCCTGCCGGCGAAAATGTTGATGTCGTCGGTCTGATTGGCCTGCACGGCAGACAAGACCCGTTCGCCGGTAGACTCGTTTTCAATGCCAACGATGAGATACTTCGGAACGACGTCGATGAGTTCGCCAGCGAGTCCAACCTGCTGGCGCAATTTCAGGCGGGCCACCTCAAGGTTGGCTACCGAGAGCTCCGCGCCGGGGACCACGTTACCGGGCAAGTGCTTGCCGTCTTTGTCGAGATGGTAGGTGTCAAAGACGGTACGGCCATCCGACATGATCGGGTTGTCGTTGAGCAGGTCGGCGATGATGTCTGCTTCGAGACGAGCGGCGGCGGCGGCGAGGTCACGGGTGACGTCGGCGAAGGCGCCGAGTTCGTCGTTGATCAGGGCCTCGAAAGAGAGGCCGAACACTTTGCCGAAGGAGCGGATGCGATAGCTTTCCGCACCTTCCTTGAACGTGCCGCGCTTGTACTCACCATGCTCGGTTACCTCTTCCAGATCGCTGAAACCGGAAAGCTGAACCGAGGTCTTGGGCTTGAAGTTCGAGGCGATAGCCTTGCGAGCAACGATCTTCAGCGGGCTCTGCACAGCCTGGTAGCGCTGAGCGAGCACGGTCTGGCCGATCTGGCCGATGACGATCGGAAAGTCGGAATTTCCGTGCAAGGCGCGCTCGAACACCTGGGTCGGCGACATGCCCCGTGCAGAGAACTCGCCGTTGGCAGTCAGGCACTCACGAGCGACCTCGACCAGGGTCAAGCCGCGATACTGACCGGAATCGGACTTGGGCTTGTGGGACGGATCGACGCGGATCAGCAGCGCGTCCGCCATCGCCTGGGCGCGGGTTTGGTTGCCCTCCATGCCGCTGGTCTCCACATGGGGGAAGGTCGGCGTACGGCTCTGCCGCTCGACCAGCTTGTCGAACATGGCAGCGCGGAAGGCCTCGACCGTGGTGCCGGCGTCGACCGCCGTGTCGATCGTCGACTGATCAAGGCCGGCACGCTTGCCGAGCTCGCGGATATGCTTGGCGCGGGTGCGCTCGTTGATGATGTTGTTCGGCTGGTAGCGGGTTTCAGTTTCGAGTTCTTCGGGCATGGTGACCTCGGTGGAAATGCTGCGGGTGCGGGCAGTAGCGTCGGCCGGAACTGAGACCAGGGAGACTTCAAGCAGCTCCCACGCGGTTGCGCGGACAGTGGCGATGCCGCCGGTGGGCGCCTCTTCGCGCTCGGAGGCATTGATCCGGTATCCGGCGCTGACGCCGTAGCGGTGGCCGGCCGCAAGGTCGGCGAGGATTGCATCAGCTCGCGGGCTGCTACCGAGCTTGATGGTTGCCGCGATGCGCCCCCGCTCGAACGTGACGGAGCCGGGAATGACCGAGCCGATACGGGAGTCGTTGGTATAGGCGTCGTGGCTGTCGAGGACGGCCATGGCCTCTGTTCTGCCGAGGTCGACCGCCTGTGGCGTACAGAGCAGGATCTCGTCGAAGGGGCCGTCCTGCCAAGAGCGTCGGCGCACGGGCGTCTCAGAGGCGATGATGACGCCGACCGTGCGGGCCTCCACGTCGACGCTACCGGCCGTCTGTGCGGCGCGGGTGAGGATTTGCTCAGGCAACTTAGTGCTCCTGAAGGTTGGCGAGACGTGCGGCGGCCCGGGCCATCACGAAATGCAGTGCGACGACCTGGGCGGCGGGCGTGCTCTCAAGCAGTGCTTCGACGTTGCGAAGGTTGAGGACAGGTTGTACGAGCACCGCCTTTGATTTTCCGGACCTGAAAAGCATGAGGTATGCGGTTCTGTCGTTTCCGCCCGCCAAGTAAGTGATCTCGCTTCGGCATTGAGCGATTATTTCGGCGGCTTCATTCCCGGAAAGATTGCAGTGCGTGAGTTCCGTGATGCACATCAAGATCAAAAGATCATGCGGGCTCGACATCGACAGTCCAGCAATCTTGGCCCATTTGCCGATAGTCGGTTGAGCCGCCCCTGCAATCTTGGAGATTTCTCTTTGGGTCAACATTTTTCGTGATCTCCGGCGCACGAACACTATTCGCGCGTAGCACGCGAACGGTTACGGTGATAGCTTTTAATTATCAAAGTTCAGGCTTATGAAAGATTTTCTGATGGTAACTCGCACCGCTTCCCTTCGCCTTCAGCTCATTGATGCTTTCACCGGTCCGGGTAAGGGCGTCGTCAAGACCATGTCGGCGATCGAAAAGGCAATCTCCTCCTTCGGGAAAGGGAAAGCCCCGGAGATCCAGAGGCTGGTCCGCCAGCTCGAGTCCCTGAAGGCCAAGTCCGGTGCCATCAAGGCGTTCACCGACAGTCGTCGCGGGCTGAAGGAACTCTCTCAGGAGTTCAAGCTCGCGACCTCGAACGTTGCCCGCATGGAGGCTGCGTTCAAACTGGCAACAAAGCCAACCGCGCAGATGAAGCGCGACTTGGACAATGCGCGGTCGGCTTTGCAGCAAACCCGCAAGGCCTTCATGGAGCAAGGCCAGGCCGTACGCTCCGCCGAAAGGGCGCTGCGTGTCTACGGCATCAACGGCCGCGAGGCGATCGGCAGCTCGCAGAAGGCCATCCGGAGCCAGATAGCGCGGACCATTCGCGAGATGCGTCGGCTGGATCAGGAGGCGCGCAAGCCAGTCACGAGGCCAGCGCGACCGGTAGGCGTTCCTGCCGGGGGCGTACCGGGATACAGGTCTCCCGCCCAAGACGCCGCCTCGATGATCATAGGCGGGGCTGCCGCGAATACCGGCCGCACCATTGTCCAGAGGGCGTTCACCGAGGCGGTCGATATGGACCGCGCGACTGCATATCAGCGGGCTCTTGGTCAACCAGATATCGACGAATCCGGCATCGGCCGTCTGAACGCTCAGGCCGAGCAGATCGGCCGTGCGACTCGGTTTACGAATGCCGATGTCGTCTCGGCCCAAACGCTCATCATGCAGGCCGGCATCCGAAATGCCGATGCCATCCTCAATCTGATGGGACCAATCACTGACTACGCGCTTGCGATGGGGACAACGCTGGACGAGGCGGCGGAGACCGTCCGTGGCTCGGCGCTGTCGAAGCAGGTCAACCTCCGTGATGCTCAAGCGGTGACCACCTTCGTCGACTTCCTGGTGAAGATGGCAAAAAACTCGGGCATGACGAACGACGACGTCGCCCAGTACATGAAGTACAGCGGTGCCGCTACGACAACCGCCGGTCTCCCCGACACCTATGCCGCTGCGATCGGCATGGTGCTTCGCCAGGCCGGTCTTCGCGGCGACGAAGCGGGTGTCTTCGCGCGCACCGCTGCCGCCAAACTGGTGGCGCCGACGAACAAGGGCCGGACAGCCCTCTCGTCCATGGGCATCGACTACAACAAGTACGTCACCATGCCGGACGCGATGAGCGTCAGGGGACTCGAGACCACCATCTCGACCAAGTTCGGCAAGCGCTTCACCGATGACATTCGGGAGCAGATCTCCGACCTGTTCGAAAACGGAGTCTTCACCGACGAGAACGGCAACGAGATGCCGATTGCCTCGGACCCCGGGCAGTTTAACGCCGCAGTATCCGGCATCTTGGCGCCAATGTTCGCTAAAGGTGGTGGGGCGGACAACGCCAAGGTGTCAAAGTCGATCGACGATTTCTGGAAGTACTCGGCACAAAGCGTCGACGTGAAGGGATTGCTCAATGCCATCATGGGGAGCAGCTCAAACCCCGGCGCTCTGAACGCGTTCTTCACTGAGCGCCAGCGAGCGCGACTTCGCCGTCGTTGGCGGTGAACTTGACCAGGCGACGGTGACCGATGGCGCCCGACGCGATGAAGGTTTTGATGTGCGGGTTCATGCTGGGCTCCTCAACGGGCCTTGAGACGCATGGCGGCGGCGGCAGGCGAAAGCTTCTCGCCCTTTTCCCCGGCCTTGCGGATCTCGGTTTCGATAGCTTCCTGGACGTGGGCCGGGTCGGAGAAGTCCGGTCCGTCGCCGGCGGCGAGTTCGCCGGTTGAAACCGGCTTGGGCAGCTTGGACAGAAGATCGCGGAAGGCCGCGCGCGGCGAGGTCTTCACCTCCTGGTCGCCCTCGGAGAAGGTCAGCTCGCCTTCGCCAAGCTCGGAGAATAGCGCCAGCGCGGAGGCCTGCAGGCCGATGGGCAGACGGCCGTCCTTGACGACGGCCGCGACAAAGATGTCGTCGTCCATCTTGCGGGCAACCCTGGCCGCTTCGGAGAAGGACGCTTCGCGGGCGGCAATGGCGGTCTCGCGTTCGGCAATCGCGGCCTCGCGGGCGGCGATCGCGGCGAGCTGCTCGTCGGCGGTCTTGGTAGTCATGACGGGTTCCTTGGGCTCGGGGTCTGCAAATGCAGGCTGCGCATCGGAGCTGATCTCCGACGCGACCCGGACGAGCTGGTCGATCTCGTAGCCGGGGATCAGGCGATCGGCCGTTTCGGCGTCGGTCGTTTCGATAAGGTAGTCGCGCAAGCCCCGAAAGAGACGCGCCAGCCCGTCGAATACCCAGGGACGGCTGAACTCTCCGAACTCGATCTCGACGACGGCATCACCTTCCGCGAACTCGACGGGCTTCAGACCCTTGAGGGCCGGCGGCTGGGCGCCAAGAAAGCCGACGTGACGAAGGTAGTATTGGCCCGGCGTGGGGTTGCCCGGGCTGTCGGGATGATAGAGCGCGGCCGACCTCTTCTTGAAGGAGCCGGTTTCCACCAGTTCGGCAAATGCGGGATTGACCTGGTCGGGGGTCGCTACCAGCCGGCCATCCTTGACGGCGAGGCTGGCGATCCAGCCGTAGGCCGGCGCATCCTGCTTCGGGTGACCGACGACGATCGGGGCTTCATGCGTCGCCGGATCGTATCCGGCGGCGATGGCTGCGAGGTCCGCCTCGCCGAAGGTGAGCGCCACGCCCTGCGTCGACGTATGCCGGCCGGGCTTGAAGATTTCGAAGGGTTTCATGAGGCGGAGCGTCGCACCGGCTCAGCCCCCAAAACACCCACGCATATGCGTGAGGGCAGTCCATCTCCGGCTGTGCGCGGGAGGATGGGCTTTAAAACGAGTTTCAAACGGGAAATTTGCCCCGCTGACGGGCGAGACGATCCGAAGGGTACACCTGCCGCACCCGGATTGCCAAGCCGCTCCTGAGGCGATTTATGGCGAAGTGCCTCCAGACCCTGCCGCCATGACGAAGTGATCTTCGATGACCGCCAGGATCTCCGCCATGTCGGCGTCGGAGAAGCCGAGGAACTGGCGCTGCGGAATGGTCACCGATTGGACGCGGAACTCTTGTCCGCCCATCGAGAAAAACAGGGCCGCCGCGCTCTTCGGAACGATCTTGCCACCCTCGTTGTGAATACGGGCATAGATGATGTCCGAGCCAATATCGACCGCGCTCTCATCGGCCAATTGGTAGAAGATCTGCGCAAGGCGTCCCGTCTCGCCCTTGAGTTTCCCGGAGCCCTTCTTGGTCAGCGCATAGAGTGGATTGAGGTCGGGCCACGGACGGCCCTGCGGATCAGTCTCGGTGCCGAAGCGATCCTTGGTCGATTGCGTCTCATACTCGCCGATGTTCTTGAGTACCGGGCGCAGGTCGCCGGCGGCGGCATAGAGCCGGTCTAGCGCATCGAGCGTCAGTTCGGCATCAAAGGTCAACATCGCGCCAGTCATGCTCGGTTCCTCAGTTGCGGCGATAGAGCAAGGCGCCTTTGCGCGCCGTTTCGAGGGCAGAACGGTCGCCGCTGAAGCTGGCCTTCGCCACCCACCCGGCCTTGGTCCACTGGAAGCTCACGATAAGCTGCTCGCCGGAGGCAAGAACGATGCGCCGGAAATAGGTCCGTCGAAGCGCAACTCCGGTCCCGACCGCCGCCCAATCCACCCAGATCTCGTCGGGGTCCTTGATGGTTTCGGCAAACAGGGCTGCGTATGGACCTTGATCGAGCTGGAGCGCGACACCGTTGGATCTGGCTTGAAACAACGACTGACCGATTCC